ATGCACCGATGCCACCTTATCGAGCATGAACGGCATGTCGGCGTTGAGCACTGTCGCGCCGGCGCGCACACGTCCCTCGAGCAGCGCCACAATCGCGGGATCGATCGCTTTACCGAAGCTGCTGCCCGCCATCGCCGCGGTGAGCTTCACGTATTCCTCGGTGAACGCGCGCGGGATGGTGCTGAGCGTCCAGGTTGCGATGCCCTGCGCGACCAGCGAGCCATGCACGCTCGCCACCTTGTCGAACGTGAGCGCCTGATCGGAGGGGATCGGCGTTTCATCCGAGGCGATGACACCCAGCTCGACCAGTGCTGCCGTGGCAATCGTGGCCTGCGGCACCGTCTCGGTGGCTGGTGTGCCGTCGGAGTTCAGCACGCCGAGTTCCACCAGTGCGGCGGTCGCGATATCTGCCACCGGCACCATCTCTACTAAGGTCGGAGAATCATCCAAAGGGACGATCCGCACGCCAAGGCGCCGGAGAGCCTGCTGCGCAATCGTCCCGATGGAGACGGTCATGTCCTACGCCACCACCACGGCATTGCTCGGCGGCGCTGTGGTCGAGCCGTGCGCGTTCTCGGCGGTGACGACGCAAGTCGCACTGTGGCCGGTGTCGGCCGAGGTGACCGGCAGCGTGGCGCCATCGCCGGGGATGTCTGTGCCATCCATCTTCCACTGATAGACATAGGCAGTCGGCTCGCCCTGCCAGTTCCCCATTGTGCACCGCAATTCGCTGCCGCTCTGGTCAACGAACGGCACATCGACGTTCACCGGAGGTCCTGACGCCGCGCCGCCATTTCCGTTGGCGGGAGGTGGCACATCAGGAGTCACCTCGGCACCCGGGTCGGCGGGGTCAACGCCCAACTCCACGTATCCCGCATCACGCAGCATGGTGTTGTGCTCAATGTTGTCGTAGACGCCGCGCGCCCCGGCCGATGCGGCGCTGTCCGGCGGCAGCACCACCGTGGCTCCCTGGATGCCGGCGATCTGCTCGGGCGTGGGCGGCTCGATACCGAGTTCGGACGCCGCCGCAGTGATGGACGCCGACACGGTCGGTTTGTTAGGCATGGAATGTCTCCTGTGTTGAAGGCTAGAGAAGCTTGCCGTTGCGGCGTGCGAACTCGATCGGGTCGGCTGCACTTTTGGTCAGATTGCATCTCGCGCAGGCCAACGCGATGTTGGCGATCCAGTTAGAACCACCGCGTGCCAGCGGGATCACGTGATCGATGTGGTAGCCGTTGCGGATAGAGACGCCGCAATATGCACACTTGCCACGTTGACGCTGGAACAAGGCTTTGAGTTCGTCGGCTGTGTGACGGCCTTCCGCATTTGCCATGCGAGCGTGGCGCGTCTGCGTCTGTGCCCTGAATGCTTCTGGATTGGCCTTGCGCCAGTTCTTTACGACCTCAGGATGCGCGGCGTGCCACTTCCGCACATTAGCACGCACCATATCAGGGTTGGCTTGTTTCCATGCCTTACGCTGCAGGTCGAGCCTTTCCTTGTTCGCCTGCCGATATGCCAAACCTACTTCCGGATGTGCCTTCTGATATCGCTTCTGCCTAGCATTAGCCTGCTCGGGATGAGCCTTCGCATATGATGCAGTGGTGACATTGGCACAAGCTATGCAGTTATAGCTGGTAGTAAAGCGCTCACTGAGATGCCCTATGCGTCTGCATCTCGATCCCGGGAAGAACCGGTTGAGCCCTTTAGCGACCGCCTCGGCGCGTGTGACAATTGGCCCCGTGTAGGGCACGTATGGTTTAGCCATCGATGTGCTCACCTCATGTCGGTGGTTAGAGGCCGAGAGGTGTTTCAGCACCTCCCGGTCTCGCTTAGTCTAGCACTGACTGTTATGCATCCGCAACGGCGGCGCTCCAAATCTGGAACACGCCGTTGTCGACTGGTTTCGTCGTATCCACTGTCGGGTCAGTGCCGAAGCGCAGTTTCTGCACGCCGCGGATTTCCTCCACGCCAACACCGTTCATGAAACCATAGTCGCGGGTGTTGGTTATCACTTTGGTTCTTTGCGCCCACGCGATGCCGATAGCCTGTGCGCCGCACAGATATGACGCGCCGCACTGGATCGTGCTGGCGACTACAGGCAGTTCCGGGATTTCGCGGATAATCAACCCGTCGTAAATCAGGTCACCAGCGGTGAACAGCGGGTTATCGCTCCCACGGTTCCAGGCGTATTGCAGCGCGTTGATGATCACCGGGTCGAGCATCAGGTCGCGGAACACGAGGCTTGGCACGAACACCACATACCATTCCTCATCATTGTTGATGCGTATCGGCCGGATCTTTGGTGTTGCGGTGCGCGCCATGCGTTTAGCGAGCGTCAGTTGCGCGGCGGTCATCTTGTCTGCGGTGTTGTCGACCGTGGCCAATGCAGTTGCATATACGTTTGACACTGCATTCGCTTTGGAGATGCCGAACAGGACGCGATCGGCATTGTTGGTTAGCCACGTATCGCGCTGAGCAGCGGTAGCTGCCGCGTAGGTGAGTTGCACATTGCCGTCAGCGGTGATCGCCCCGAGCGAGGTGATGATGTCAGTCCTGAGCTTATTAGCCGCCCAGTTCTTCAGCACGCTGCGGCCTGCCTGCAGCAGGTCGATGACCGACTTCTGTTCGTCCCAGTCCGACACCGCCACGGCGTGGCGAATGACGCTGACCACGACGTTCAGCGATCTAGCGTTTAATATTTCTTCATTACCCTCCAACACCGTATTGCCGGTGACGCCCGCGCCGGTCAGATTGCGGACGGTTGGGAATACGACAGTGTCGCCAGGTTTGCGCGTAAGATCAGTTTGCAACTGTATCATGGCATCCATAGTGGTGCCGAAATACGGTGTGAACTGGTTTTCTCTGAGGAACTCTACCCAGAAGTCACTTTGCCATTGTATTGGGGTTAAGCCCGGTCTTGCCGGGGTTAGGATCATGTCAGCCATTGTTTGGGGTTCCGCATTGGGATTGCGGCCCGCTTCGACGACCCGGACTCGATAGGTCGAACCGCCCGCTTGTTACGACCCGGCTACGGTCGGGCACCCGTTCAGTTCACCCGGCGACGGTTAGCCCCACTTCGACGACCTGGGACCGGTCGAAACGCCCGATTTACCCCGGCTACGGGTTAGGCACGGCTAGTAACGCACTGAGCCGCCAGCACCGTTGGGCCGCTTGCGGTTTTGTACAACACTGAGCACATCCTCGAGGCTCGGCTCGCCGGTCCATGCCCCTGCGGTGCGTCCTGCGACGGACCTGGCTGTGCCCAATGACGGCTGCATGCCGGCTGCGGGTGATGGTGCGGGCGCCTGCTTGGCCTCGGCCTCCCATTTGGCGCGCGCCTCGGCCTCGATCTTGGCCCTGAACGCGGCCGGGTCGTCCCCGACATCGCGCACCAGGCGCAGGCGATCGACCTCGCGGGTAAGCCACGCATACGGGTGAGGCTGGCTGTAGAGCTTGCCGAACAGCGTCGGGTCCGCGTTGGCCAGGTTGCGGAACTCGTTGACGTACTCTGACAATTTCTCTTGCCCGATCTTATCGGCCAGCATCATTTCGGAGTTGTTGAGCCGCTCGTTGAGCAGCGCGGCCTGCTGCTGCTGGACGACGTGCTGCGCCCATCCCTGTGGGTTGGTGGCGGGATCGGGCGGCGGCTGTGGTGGCGCCTGTGGCTGTGGTGGCGGGGCGGTGGCGCGGCGCGTTGCCTCGTCCAGTTGGCGTTGCAGCTCGCGATGTTTGGTCTCGGCCTCAACGGCTCTGGCTTTCCAGTCCTGGCGGCGTTGGCGCTCGCGTTCCAACACTTGCTGCGGGATGTAGCTCTTGCCGTCTTGCTCGAGCCGCTCAGACGGCTCCGCATCAGCCTCATCCTCGGGCTCTGGCTTCGCTGTGGCGGCCTTGGCGGCTGGCTCGGCCTTTGCCTCTGGCGCGGCCTTGTCGGGCGCTGGGGCCTCTGCAGGGGGCGCTGATGGGGCATCCGTGACGGTCGCGGTTTCGCCCGCGAGAAATGACTCAAGTTGTTCGTTGGCCATAATGGTCCTCGGAGATGCGTGTTGGTGGCGATCAACCCCGTACCCGGTTCGTCTAGCAGGCACGGGGTGCCGCCATCCGGCCTCACCCGTGGGAGGAGTTCTCGGCCGTCAGTTCAGATGGCAGCGGCGGCAGTGTGCGTGCGCCTGGGCGTAGTGGCTGTGGTGGTCGCTGGCGTGGTTCCGGTGGCGGCTGTGGTGGCGCTACGGGGCCTCCACGCGGCCCCAGGCGCATTGCCCGCACCTGTTTGGCGACGGAATACTTCGACCGCCCCAGCATGCGCCCGAGCAGCGTCACGCCCATGCCGTTCGCCCACATCTGGCGCAGCGTGGTGCGCTCAGCATCCGTCCAAGGGACCGAGATGACGTACTTCATGCTGGCTGGCATGGCGGCGCTCCGCTGTGCTATGCTGGCTTCCGCGATAAGTCCGAGAACCTCTCAAGCCCCGCTCTCCCGTGTGAGACGGGGCTTTTCTTTGTCCGGAGGGCCGGTCAATTGTGGCATCTGGCACTTTGCTACTCGGCAGGCGTGGAAATGGGCATTTTGAAGAGTAGGAGGCCACGGTGAATCTCGGTTTCCGGCGTGACTTCGATCCTGCCCTGCTCTCGTGGGGAGGCCCGGATGAGCCAGCGGCCGAGGAATGCTCGATCTGCGAGGCTGCGTTCGACGAGGACGACGTGCCGCTGATCATGTGGCGCGAGGACGGCTGGTG